CGGCTTTCTACAAAATCCAATTCAGTCGGGCTTTGTGAAATCTTTTCAAACTTGCTTCCTTCCCCCGTCAAAACCATTGGCTCTTTTGCGTGGTGGAATCCTGCCATTTTTGAAAGCCAAGATTGTTTTATCTGGTCCGCAGTTTCCTTATTGCCCGCAGGTGCATAAATAATTGCAGATGGTGTTGCGTCATTAAAGAAAAGGTTTTTAGCGTATTTAGAAGCATATTCATCGGATTGTATTTCGTCCCCGATTGCTTCACTAGTTCCCCTGCCCCTTCCATAAGGGTCATTCAAGTCTATATCTTTGAAACAGATTACATCTTCAACGGGAACAACAATAGAATTTCCCCCCGCAGTTCCGAACGGATAAATCTCCCAAAATCGTGAAGTTGCCGAAGGTGTCTGAACTACCCAAGAAGGTGAAACGGGTTGAAGTGCAATTATCTTTCCGCCTGCGTCCCTTACTTTCAAAAGATACGCTTCACCTACTAACTTATAGCAGGCAAAAACAAAATAGCGGATAGTCCACCCCGTCAATTCTCTATCAGCGGGGCACGGATTTTCAAGAAGATTGTATATTTCGTGATTTTCAATAATGCTTGCTTTGTTTTTATTCTTTCTGAAATCGATTTTTTTATAAAGATAAAGTTCCGTAGATGCACATTTATTCGCAATAAGTCTTACGGGGTCAAGGCGTGGTGAGGTGTGAAACAGTTCAAGCAGGTCTTTACTTGCCATTGATGGTGCTTGACTCCATCTTTTGACGATTAAATTCTTGATGCTTTCAAGTGGGTTTTTCATAAAGGGTACTTCCTTTTATTTTAATTTTGCTTTCACTATACACCACTTGAAAGAACTTGTCAAAAATCTTACTTCGTATTTAATGCCCGTTCAACAGTCCACCCATATTTTAATCTTGTTGATATTGTATTAGGTTTTATTCCTAATTCCTTTCCCCATTCATTTATTGATTGCGTTTTCCCGTTAAAAGTCAAATAATGGCAATTTATATTTTCTTTTGTTTCAAAAGCTTCTTCAACAGTCCAACCCATATAGCAGATTCTATTTCTTATGCGGTCAAAATTCAAATTAAGTTCATCACACCATTCGTGAATTGTTTGTGTCCTGCCCTTATAAGTCAATCGGATATTATTTCTTAAATTGTTGCTCTGGACTTTCATTGTAACCCAACGGCAATTTGAAGGCTCATAGTTTCCGTTCGGGTCTATTCTGTCGATTGTTAGATTATCTTGATAGCCATTTTCTAAAGCCCATTTTTTGAAAGCAAGATAACCTTTAGAACATCTGCCACCAATTCCCGGAGGCACTAATTTTCTGTCGTTCCATTCATCGCAGATTGTAATTCCACGACCGCCATAATAACTGTAATTTGTGTTGTTTGTGTCATAACATCTACGCTTCATATTGTCGTAGATATTATTTAATCTTGATTGATTTCCCATAGATTAAATCTCCACTAATTTAATTTTGACTTCCACAAAAAAAAGATTATGGCAAGCGGTGTGGAATCCGCCTTTCACCCGTCGGCTAGCCATAACCTTAATATATTACATTTTTTCAAATTCTTCAATGTCAAAAAGTAATGGTCCAGATATATCTTCTTGATACTTTCCCAAGATAAAATCACAAATCCAATTCCTAGCATAATCGGAACTAATCATAGAACGTTCTTCTGAACAGATTCCCGCTATTGCACTTCCCTTTGTCTTGCAGATTATCTTTTGTTCTTTGTCATTCTGATAAGAATATCCGTGCGTAGGTTTACAATTGAAAAACCAATATGCAGTCGGTTTTTTGTAATAATCGCCCCTTTCCATTCTGTTCATATCTACAACGTCGGGAACTTTTAAGAAGTTTGCTTTTAAGTATGTTTGTTCACTCCACGGGTTTTCAAAAACCATTCTGATATTTTTTGCTATGCAGATATAAACAAACTTTATCAGCCTTTCAAAAAAAATCTTTCTGTTTTCAACACGCTCTAAAATCTTTTGTATTTTTTCGCAATCGTTCAAACATCTGTAATTTACCGAAGTCATAAACATAGCCATTTGACTTGTCGCACAAAAATAAATGCAAGGATAAAAAGCAACGATAAGGTCTTGACAAGGATTTATCGAATCGAATAATGTCTTGTCTTGTCTTGTCTTGTCTTGTCTTGTCTTGTCTTGTCTTGTCTTGTCTTGTTAAGTTATCGTATGCCCTGTCAATTTCCCCGAATAAATCTGTTATATGGTCTGTCTGCCCGAAGTTGTTTTGAATGTCGTAATCTTCCGCAGGAATCCCAAGTTTTATAAACTCATTTTTGAATGTTCCAGATTGTTCAAAGAAACAATGAACTTTCCCCTTAATCTCCATAAATCGCCCCCTATTGATTTATCTCTTTCATCTTCTGCATTTCAGCTTTTATTCTGTCTATGATTGCTTCATCTTTGACATAATACCTATAAAGCCAATGCAAGAATTCGTGTGTCATTGAATTACAGGGAAGAAAGTTATCATTTAATACTTCATAGTTTTCTTCCCGCATATCTTCGTGGTGAAGTTCCCAACGCTTGCCAAGTTTATGAAGGGTGATTAAATCTATCCCCCCGCATTCCTTTTTCTTTTTCGCCTTGAATAATTTCCACACTTTTCTTGCACGGAAATTGCGTTTCTTTTTTTGTGCTTCGTTCATTCTGCCCCCTATGCAATTATCTTAACACATAAAGGGCAGAAAGTAAATATTATTTTGTCATTGTCTTTTTCGGCTCTGTCTTTGCAATAGAATTGCGGATAGTTCCAACGGCTTCTTTATCTGGAACAAAACACATTCCGATATATTCGTTCTTGTAAATATAACCGCTAGGAACTTTCACAATCTCATAACCTGTTGCAGAATCCAAAATCGGACAATCGCCAACTTTCAATACTTTCAGCATTTCTTCAAGGTTTTCACCTTCCTTTCTAATCTTTTTCATTTTATCCCCCTTTAATATAACATTGGTCTTATTATTTTCGGCTCATAATAAAGCATCAAGATACAATCGGCAAAGTCGCAGGATTTCCCGTTGTTTCGGCTTTTATAACTGTCTTTGCTTTCAACCTGCCTTCTTGCTTTGTGGTCGTAACTATAACGGCGGTCTGTCAATTCGTGAAAAAGTCTGTCGTTATTTATCAAGCCCGCTTCTTCTATCGGGAAAGTACACCACATTTCAGTTGGCAAATCTGCAAACTTGTCTGTGTCCTGCGGTTTACTTCCGAAGTTTATTCCGATAACTTCACGATAACCCCTAGATTTCAGAATGTCTACTACACCGCCCCCGACACCCGTTTCATCAATCTTCATTTTCATTCCCTTGTTATGCCCCGCAACTATTTCTATTCTGTCGCAGATTTCAACAAGGCTTTTTCCTTTCAGTTCATCAAGGCTTTTTAATTTAAGCCCCTTGCGAAGTCCTATTACTGTACTATCATCACCAAATCGGGCAACATCGCAGGCAAGTTGATAATCGCCTTCTTCGCTAACTTCCCTTTCCATAGCTTCGTGAACGGCAATTCTTGACATTACTGCATTATCGGCTTGTGCTAGATATTCACCTTCCCAAATATGCCGTGCTAGATCTGGATTGAACTTATAATCTGCTTCTCTGTCTTTTGCTAGTTTTTCCGTAAACCACGGATTGTCATTCCAATTGCATTTTATAACAACCGCACCTTCCCGCAACTTCAAACTTTCAATTGCATCTTCTTCTGTATTCGGGTTATAACTTGCCCATATTTCCGACCCGTTCATTCGGATGGTTGGAATAAGCATCTGCAAACTTTCCGCAGAAACGCTTTGTGCTTCTTCAATCCAACATCTGTCGTAACCTTCAAGGGATTTTATTGCGTTTCCTGCCCGCAGGTCTTTCAAGCCCCTAAAAATAACCCTGCTTCCGTTTTCGTTTTCCAGAACGTCCCGCAGGATATTCCACCCGCCTAATTTCAAACGCTTTATTGTTTCCACGCATAATTTATAAACAGAATCATCTAGGGATTTTTGAATTTCACGAACGCAAACAAGATTGTGTCTTTCTGCTGATAACTGTTGCATTAAAAGGCTTGCTATACTCCAAGATTTCCCGCTTCCACGTCCGCCCATAGTCAATTTATATGGTGCGGGTTTTCTGAATTCTTCCAAGCAGGGAACAACTTGATTTCTGTATAATCGCAGATAATCAGCTTTCTTTTCGTCTGATAATGCGTCAAATTGCTTTTCTGTTATCTGTGGTATTATCGGCTCTATCATTTAAGCCCCATAAGTTCTTTGAACTCTGCTTTCATTTCTTCGGTGGTCTGCAATCTTGTGTTTACTTCCCCCGATAACTGCACCTTGCTTCCTTCCGTGCCTTCCCTAATTTCACGCATTAAAGAAACGCTAGCAGAATCAGAACGGGCAAGAACTTTTCTCATAACTTCATTACATAATTCAGCACCCGTCAATTTTCTGTCTTTATCGCCCTGTCTTACGCTATATTCTCTTTCAAGGAACTCTGCGTAAATCTGCGACATAAGTTTTTTCTTTGCGTTATTTTCTTTTCGTTTTTCTGCGGATTTTAATTGTCTTTCCCTTGCGTTTTCTTTAGTGCAAGGCTTCAAGTTTTCGTCATTCATTCTTGCAAACCTCTTGCTATATGTTAGGGATTGAAAAAAAAGAAGAAGCCGATAGGTCGGATTTGAACCGCCACTTTCTTTCTGGAATGAAAGCCGTGCTACCATTACACCACATCGGCAAGTAATTATATTTTACTTTCTTTTTTTCAAATCTGCAACCCCTTTCGGATATTCCTTTTGTAGTCCTATAACCTGCTTTCTCATTTCTTCATTAAGCGGATATAAATATCTTCTTTTTCCCCTTGTCTGATATTCTTGTACATCTTCTGTATGATATACTTTTTTTACATTATCCAAGCTGAACTTTTCACAATAGCGATATACTCTGTCTTTTACTGTCTTTGAATGGATTTTCTTTCCGTTGATTAAGAAAGCATTTCCCTTCTGACCGACTGAATTATCACCCGTATAAATCCAATTTGTTGCTTGGTAGATAGTTCCATAATGGTCTTGGTCTATATCTGCATAACTTATAATCAGTTTACATAACGGGCAATCTTTTTTAATCAGTCTTAAAGATATTGCAACTGCTTTTGAAGTCTGTTCTTGTTTTCCGTTTAATGCTACTCGGACAAGTTCCAATGCTTCACCATTTGCAAGATTAAACTCTTTTGACATATTCGGATTTGCTCCCCTTGCATACAGAATTACACCGCACCACTCGTTTTTATCATTATAGACATTATAGCCTAAAACTCCGACAGGAACGCATTTTGCGTAATGAAAATGAACACAAGCATATTTTATTGCTTCGTTTGTTGCTCGGGTAAGTTTCATAAGCGCCCCCCCCCGCAACAGGTGGGTGGC